TGGCTTCACCGAAGATGAGCTGAACGCACTGATGTCGAGCCTCGAGGACGGCACCGGCCCGCGGGAGGGTGAGGACGACATTCCGGAAACCCCCGAGGATCCGGTCAGCCGCCCGGGTGACCTCTGGATCCTCGGCAACCACCGGCTGCTCTGCGGCGACAGCACGGTTGCCACGGATGTCGAGAGAGTGCTGAACGGCGTAAAGCCGCTATTGCTTGTCAGCGATCCACCGTACGGTGTGGAATACGATCCCAGCTGGCGCAACCAGGCGGGCGCGGCCAAGACCAAGCGCACGGGCAAGGTGCTGAATGACGACCGCGCTGACTGGCGCGAGGCCTGGGCCCTGTTTCCCGGCGACGTCGCCTATGTCTGGCACGGGGCGCTGCACGCGGCGACGGTCGCGGAAAGTCTCGAAGTCGCAGGCTTCACCATCCGGTCCCAGATCATCTGGGCCAAGGATCGACTGGTTCTGAGCCGCGGGGATTATCACTGGCAGCACGAGCCCGCATGGTATGCCGTGCGCAAGTCCGGCAAGGGGCACTGGGCGGGGGACCGCAAGCAGACCACGCTTTGGCAGATTGCCAACAAAGATCAGGACGAGAAAACCGTCCACAGCACTCAGAAGCCGGTCGAATGCATGCGGCGGCCGATCCTGAACAACTCGAGCCCGGGTCAGGCGGTCTATGAGCCCTTCATGGGATCCGGCACCACACTGATCGCGGCCGAAACGACTGGACGGGTCTGTTACGGCATTGAGCTGAACCCGGCTTACGTCGATGTGGCGGTCGCGCGTTGGCAGAAATTCACAGGCAAGCAGGCCATTCTTGAAGGCGGCGAGCAGACGTTCGATGCCCTGAAATCTGAGCGCGAGGCTGCATGAAACAGTCTCGCCTCATGTCGTTGGTCGAGTCGGTCGCGAACGTGATCGTCGGTTATGGCGTCGCCGTCGTGACGCAGATCCTGATCTTTCCGATCTTTGGACTGCAAACAACGTTGGGTCAAAACCTCGCCATGGGAGGGATTTTCACAATCGTAAGCCTGGCAAGATCGTTCTTGCTGCGTCGGCTCTTCGAGGCCATCTGGGTTGCGGGTGCGCGAGGTTAGATCAGGCCAATGCCTTTCAAGCAGGTCGCCACATCCACCAGCTGGAGAGTTGGCACCACAATCGTGATCGTGAAACTGTCGGCTGAGGTGCTGCAGTGAATCGCGCGCTCCTCCAGCAGGGCCAGTTCGATCTCGTCGAGAACGGTGGCAATGCGGGTGCGGTCAAAATGGTCGGGCAGGTTCCGGATGGTGAGCCGAATGCTGGTGGTTTCCATGGGGTTTACTCCGCGTGCTCGCCTTCCGTGAAGGCGCTGTCGGTGATGCGCTTCAGAAGCTCGGCGTAATAATCAAGGTTGCCGACGTGCCCCCAGTGGACCTCGTCGGGATGGGTGTTGAAGTGCGCGTCGCTCAGCGCTTGAAGCCGAGCAAGCATCGCGTCGATCGCAGCTTTCTTTGCGATGAACGCGTCTTGGGCAGTGGGGCGTTGGCTCATCTCAATGCGTCCTGAATTGCGTTTTCTGCTGTCTTGAGCTTCGCTCTAGTGGGCCTGCACATCCAGTGAATTAGACGCGATTCCATATAGTTAATCGAAGGTTCGGGGGCCGCGCATGTCGACAGCCACACAGCCCATCGGCGTAATCGCGCGGCTTCTGGATCTCTCGGAGCGGCGCATACAACAGCTGAGCCGCGAGGGTGTGATCCCGAAGGCGGAGCGCGGCCAGTATGACTTGATCGGGTCTGTACGCGGCTATGTCCGGTACTTGCGTGATCAGGCGCTGAGGGCGCAGGCCGGTGCGCCTGATTATGCGGCTGAACGTGCCCGCTTCATTCGGGCGCGGGCGGATCTTGCCGAGATGGAGGCAGAGGAAAAGCGCCGCTCGCTGATTGCGGCGGATGAGATCGAGGCGGCCTGGATTGCCGTCCTCGCGCTTTTGAGAACCCGCCTCTTGGCGCTGCCGGACCGGCTGGCACCACAGGCCTTTGACCAACCCACCGTCGGAGATACCCGGAACCTGATCCGAACTGCGATCCGCGAGGTACTCGATGATCTCGCAGAGCCAGACATTGAATTCGAAACTGATCCTGAGATTGACGGGCTCGCCGATCCTGAAGCGGACGGTGGTGAAGGCACTGGCGGTTCTGAAGCCGCCGCCGGACCTGACGATCAGCGATTGGGCGGACCAAAACCGACGGCTGAGCTCTGAGGCCAGCGCCGAGCCGGGCCAGTGGCGGACGAGCCGCGCCGAATACCAGCGCGGGATCATGCAGGCGGTCTCAGACGCCGCCACCGAAACCGTCGTCATCATGTCCAGTTCACAGGTGGGCAAAGCGCTGGCACTGGACACGCCGCTCGCCACACCGACGGGTTGGACCACGATGGCCGATGTGCAAGTCGGCGACATTCTTTTTGATGAAACCGGTGCAGCTTGTCGCGTCACAGGCGCCACGGATGTGATGCTCAACCGACGCTGCTATCGTGTGCGGTTTTCGGACCGAAGCTCGATCATCGCTGATGCCGATCACCTCTGGGCGGTCGACAGTGACACACCAGTGCGCGCGCAGGACGCGATGAAGGGCCTGTTCCATGAAGATCCACCGGGCGGTCCTGACGACGAAGGAGATTGCTGAGACAGCCCATTACTTTGGCGCTAAGAAAAGGAACCGATACGCCATCCCGGTGGCTGGTCCGCTTCAACTGCCCGAACAGGCATTGCCGATCCCGCCTTACGCCTTGGGTGTCTGGCTAGGGGATGGTCACAGCTACGGGTCACAGATTACCTGCCATCAGGATGATCTGGAAATCGCCGATCATCTCCGCGCCAGTGGCATAGAGGTTGAGGTCAAGTCCAAGGACAAACGAGTTCCGCATATCCTGACGCTCAAGCCAACACTTCCTTGGCCCGGCAATATGTGTCGCCGCGGGCATGACATGTATGTGCTGGGTCGCCATGGGAATGGGCAATGCGCGGAATGTGGGCGGCAGTTTTCAATGCAGTGGAAGCACGGTTTTCCCGTTGACCCTGTTCTAGAGGAAGGTAAGCCCTTCAGCCTGCGCCTTCGGGAGATGGGGCTGGCCAAGGATCGGAAGACGCCAGAAACTGGCAAACATATTCCGCCCGCCTACCTGCGCGCGTCGATAGATCAGCGCTTGGCCCTCCTGCAAGGGCTGATGGATACGGACGGCTACATCGCTGAATGCGGCCGCTGCGAGTTCATCACAATCCACCGACGTCTGGCGGATGGCTTTGGCGAACTTCTGACCTCCTTGGGCATCAAGTTCTCGGCTGTTGATAAGCAGCCCACCGTGATGATCGACGGCGAACGGCGTCTCGGAAACCCCGCTACAAGGTTCTCGTTCATGATCTATGACGATGTGCCGGTTTTCCGATTGGCGCGGAAGCGGGCGCGTCAGGTCTCGCGTGACGGGCGCCGGACAACAAAAACTGAGCGCCGCCGCATCGTAGCGGTTGAGCCGGTTGAGAGCGTGCCGGTGCGCTGCATTCAGGTGGACAGCCCGAACCGTTTGTATCTGGCCGGGCGTACCATGATCCCGACGCATAACACGGAGATGGTTAACAACGCCGTCGGTTACCACATCGATCAGGATCCAGCGCCGATCATGGTGGTGATGCCCACCGAGCGCGATGCTGAAACCTGGTCGAAGGATCGCTTCTCGCCGATGGCACGCGATACGCCCTGCCTTCAGGGTAAGATTGCCGATCCGCGTTCGCGGGACGGCAATAACAAGATCCTGCACAAGCGGTTTCCGGGCGGGCATCTGACCATTGTGGGTGCCAACGCGCCGTCGGGGCTTGCGAGCCGTCCGATCCGCTTGCTGCTTTGCGATGAGGTTGACCGCTATCCATTCAGCGCGGGGGCCGAGGGCGACCCGGTCAACCTCGCGAAGAAGCGGACGGTGACGTTCTGGAACCGCAAGATCGTGCTGGTCTCGACGCCGACGAACAAGGGCGCGAGCCGGATCGAGGCGGCGTTTGAGGAAAGTGACCAGCGCCGATATTGGGTGCCGTGCCCGGCCTGCGGCGCAGAACAACTCCTGACCTGGGGGCAGGTCAAATGGGACAAGGATGAAGCTGGCGGCCATCGTCCAGAAACTGCGCGCTACCACTGCGCCGAATGTGATGCTCTCTGGAAGGATGAGACCCGCTGGGCGGCCATCTCCAAGGGCCGCTGGATCGCTGATGCGCCGTTCAACGGGACGGCGGGCTTCCATCTGAACGAGATCTATTCGCCCTGGGTGCGGCTCGAGGCCATGGCCAAGGCGTTTCTATCGGCGCGCGCCGGTGGGGACGAGACGATGAAGACATTCATCAACACCTCTCTGGGCGAGACCTGGATGGAAAGCGGCGAGGCGCCAGACTGGCAGCGGTTGCAGGGGCTGAAGGAAGATTGGCGCGCGGGCACGGTGCCGGCGGGCGGGCTGTTTTTGACCGCTGGAGCCGACGTGCAGAAGGACCGGATTGAGGTTGATGTCTGGGCTTGGGGTAAGGGCCTGCAAAGCTGGCTCATTGATCACATTGTCATCGAGGGCGGCCCGGGCGATCAGGCTTGCTGGCAGAAGCTCTCGGACCTTCTTGGCCGGACTTGGGCTCACTCCAGCGGTACGCCGATGACCATCGCGCGGCTGGCGATCGACACGGGCTATGAAACGGCAGCCGTTTACGCTTGGGCGCGTCAGGTGGGTTTTGGGCAGGTCGCACCTGTTAAGGGTCTCGAGGGCTTCAACCGTGCGAGCCCTGTCACAGGGCCGACATTTGTTGACGCCACCATAGGGGGCAAGCGGCTTCGCCGCGGTGCACGGCTTTGGACGGTGGCCACATCGACGTTCAAGGCTGAGACCTATCGCTTCCTGCGGCTTGACCCGCTGGAAGTCACCAGCCCGGTGGGTGGAGAGAGGTTTTCTCCCGGCTTTCTCCATCTGCCGGGCTGGGTCGACGCTGAATGGCTGAAGCAGCTCACGGCCGAGCAGCTGGTCACTGTCAAGAACAAGCGCGGCTTTGCCAAGCTCGAATGGCAAAAGCTGCGGGAACGCAACGAAGCACTCGATTGCCGTGTTTATGCGCGTGCCGCTGCCTGGATCATCGGCGCAGACCGCTGGTCGGACGCGCGCTGGGAAGAGTTGGCCGCACAGTTTGTTGTCTATGAAGCCAAGGGCGCCTCCTCTGCCGGGGGCACGCAATCTGTACGCAAGGCACAGGTGCGCCGCGTTGCGAGGTCAACATACATGGGATGAGTTTGGGCATGGCGGATCTGACGACACTGAAACTCCGCCGCGAGACTCTGTCTTCACAGCGTGCCTCGGGCGTCGCCCGCGTCAGCTATGATGGCAAGACGGTTGACTACCGGTCTTTGGCAGAGATCGACCGGGCCATTGAGGCTTTGGACCGTGAGATCG